TCTGACCCTCGACCGCCCCCTCCAGGGCTCCACGAGCGACACGGGCCGCACGATTCAGTTCGACTACCTCGGTCGCGTTATGATCGCGGACGCCTCGACTGGCACGTGCTCGATCACGGTGGCCGGAACGGTGCTCACCGGGTTCTCGTCGCTCGCCTACACGGTCAACGCCTCGACCCTCACGCTTGCCACGAACGACGCGATCCGCGGCCAGGCCACGCTTCGAGTCGCCCGCGTCTAGTGCCGTGACGGAGGCCCGTCATGGCAACACCCTGCACGGGAGTGACGGTCACGTGGGGCGGTCAGTCACTTGAAGAGGTGACTGACATCAAGATCACCGCCGGCGGCTCTCTGCCGATCGGCCGCGACAGCGTGATTGCGCTTGACGCAGGCACTATAGAGATTGTGTGCCTCGCCACGGCGAACATCGGACTGACCGAACGTGGATTGAAAAAGACGCTCCAGTTCACTGGCGGCGGTCTGACTTGCTCCACGAAAGCGGTCTTTCAGACGCTCACCATGGCTGGCAAGGTGAACGACGTTGCTCGTTACAACGTCTCCTATCGCATCGTCATGGAGTAGAAGCATGGCTCTCTCGGCTGAACAGATTTTAGCGGCGGATGATCTCGGGCTCCTCGAAGTCAAGGTCAAGGAGTGGAAGGGTTCAGTGTTCATCCGCGTGATGAGCGTTGGCGAGCGCGACGCCTACGAGCGGATGTGGATCGGGAAGAAGGAGACAGGCATCGAGAACTTCCGCACCGAGTATCTGCAGCGCGTGCTCTGCGACGAGGGCGGCAAGCTCCTGTTTACGCGCGAGCAGATCGAGCAGTTGGGCAAGAAGTCGGCCGCCGTGATGAGCCGGTTGTTTGAGCGTGCGATGAAGCACAACGCGATGAGCGAGGAGGACGTGGAAGAACTGGGAAAAGGTTGAATGTCTCGCCGACGCGACAGTTCATGTTTCGGCTGGCGGGGCACTTGAAGATGACGGTGCGGGAGTTGTCCGAACGGATGGACTCCCGCGAACTATCGGAGTGGCGGGCATACACGAGGTACTACGAGGCGATCCCGGATTCATGGGCGGAGACGGGACTGCTCGCGTCACTGGCAGCGATTCAATACTCGGCACGAGGAAAGGCACCGACGGCGAAGGATTTCATCCCGTTACAAAAGCCGCCGCAGCACGAGGCCCAGGCAGCAGATGTGATACGTGATCTGGCGAAACAACTCGGGCTTTTAGGACAGTAGAAATGGCGACAATCCTCGGGCTGGCGATGAAGATTTCTGCGGACGCCACCGGCGTCCAGCAGTCGCTCACGCCCGTAGAGCGGGCGCTCGCCAAGCTCGACGATCAAGCGAAGGCGATCACGGGTTCCTTCGACCGCTTTGCAGGCTCGAGTTCCGCAGCCGCAGCGGCGCAGGCGAAGGCCGCCGCCGACCTCGAGCGGCTGACGCAGCAACTTCAGGAAGGGGCGATCACTGCCCCGGAGTACGCAAAGGCTTTCGAGGAACTAGGCAACGCCGTCGATGCCGAAGTCGCATCATTTGAACGTGCCGCCCGCACGATCGAGGCGAACCGCACGCCGCTGGAGCGGTATGACGCGGAAGTGCGGGTTCTCTCCCAAGACCTTGAAGCCGGGAGAATCGACCAAGAGACATTCGACAGAGCGGTCGCGAAGGCGACAGGCACATTTACGAAGGCCGAAGCGGCGGCACAGGGCTATGGCAACGCATTGGAAGGCGCGGGCAAGGGCAATCTCCAGTTCAATGAACTCTCCGGCATCCTGTCGGCCCTGCCCGGCCCGCTGGGCAGCGTGGCTGGCCGTCTCTCGGGGCTATCGTCTGCCGGCGAAGGGCTGGCTCGCGTGTTTTCAGGCGGATTGGCGGGCGGGCTGACGAGCGTCGGCACGAGCGTTGCCGCCCTTGTCAATCCTTTCACCGCCGGCGTCGCTGCCGTGGCTGGACTCGGAGCCGCCGCGACGGCGGTGGTGGGCGGGCTGACGCAACTCAGCGGCAAAGTCGAAGAGCTCGGATTCGCGGCTCGGCAGGCTGGCGTCGACTTGGCAACAATTCAAGTTCTTGAAGAGGCAGCGACCAGGGCGAACGTGCCGGTCGAAGCCCTTGCGACCGGCATCCAGAAGTTTGGAGCCCGACTCGCCGACGCGACGAAGGGCAGCGGCGAAACATTCACGGCATTGGAGCAGTTGGGCTTTTCTCTTGCAGACATTCAGGCGGCACAGAACGACCCGACCGCGTTTGCTGGTCGCGTTGCTGCCGCACTCGACACGATTCCAGAGCCAGCGAAGCGGGCACAGTTGCAGATCGACATTCTCGGGCGTGGTGGCGAAAGCCTCGTGCGGGCGTTCGGCGAGATCGAAGGGTCAGCCCAGGCCGTGCGAAGGTTCGGTGGGGCGATTTCGGAACTCGACGCGAACCGCCTGCTCGCCCTCGACGGTGCATTCGAGAACGTGCAGCGGTCGATCCTCGGGCTCGGTCGCGAGTTGCTCACGCCGTTCATCGGCGTCACGCAGTCGATCAGCGAAGGGCTCGCCCCTGCCATTGCTACGTTTGGCCGCAACATTGGGGCAGTGCTTGATTCGCTCTCGCCACTTACAAGCGCCGTCGGGCTGATCGCAAACGTATTTCTGCAACTTGGCTCAACGATCGGCAACGTGATCGGGACAGCCTTGGAGCCATTCGCAACGGCTGGTCGCACGATCGCTGGCGTATTCGACAGCATCAGCCAAGCCACGACTGCCACGTTCGGTCGCATCAACGATGTCGTGCTGGGCTTCCGAGAGTTCTTCAAGTTTGAAGGAGTCTCGGCAGCGTTCCGCGACACGTTCGCCCAGATCGGCGACGTGATCAGCCGCGTTTCGACGATCGTCACGACTGCGTTTTCTCAGATTGGCGAACTGATTGCGAATACCCTCGGACGCGCGGCGACGGTTGTCGGCGAGACGATCAGTCAGTTCTCCGATTTCATCGGGCTGTCCGGTGCCATCGAAGCGATCGGCACAGTGATCGGCCGCGTGTTCGGTTCTGTCTCGTCGGTGTTCAGCACGATCGCAAACGCCATCGGCGGCACCGTCGGGCGACTGCTGACGATGGCAGAAAACCTTCTTGGCATCGAGCGTTCCGCAGAAGGTGCGTCCGCTGGCGTGGAACAAGTCACGCAAAGCACGCAGCAACTCACCGAAGAGCAAAAGAAAGGCTACGCCGAAGTTCAGAAGGCGATTTCCGGCAGCGGCCAAGCCCTCGACAACGCAATCGCGAAGGCTGGCGAGTTCGGGCAGGCAGGCTTCAACGCCGCTTTGGAGTTCCAGAACGCGCTCGCGGATTTGAAGGAGCAGGCCGACAACAATGAACTGAACGCCGAACAATACAGCCGTGGCGTGGCACTTGCGACGGCAGAGTTCGACAAGCAAGTCGAGTCGCTGCGGCAAGTGCAGGAAGAGACACGCAAGGCAGCCGAGGAAGCCCAGCGTCGCGTCGATGCGGATCGGCAAGTCTCTGACGCACTGCTGGAGCAGGCTCGCATCGCTCGTGAGTTCGGCGGTGACAACACGCGGGCGAAGGCTGCCCAAGACGCGCTCGCCGTGGAGCGAGAGATTGCCCGCGTGCGCCAAGAGGTCGCTGCGGCTCGCGATGGCGGAGACGCGGAGGCGGTCACGAACGGCGAGACGCGGATCGCCCAATTGGAACGGATCAAGGCAGAACAGCAGGCGATCGCGGACGGCTCCGCCAAGGCTGCCGCCGACGAAGCCCAGCGGCTTGCCGATCAAGAGCAGCGGGTGAACGCTCTCCTGAACGCCGGGCGTGAGCAGACGCAACTCGAGCAACAGATCGCCGACGTGCAGGGGGTGCAGGCTCGTACCGCCCAGGAGCTCGCCGCCGCACGGCTGGCTGGCAACGAAGAGGCGGCGAACGCTGCCGCCTCCCGGCTCGCTCAACTCGACCAGTTGCAGGCATCGCTTGAAGAATCGCAGCAAGCCGCCGAGCAAGGCTTCGGCGACGGCTTCGCCCAGGCGTTCACGGCAGTCGATCAAAAGATCGGCGAGGTGATCAACAAGGCGGCAGAGTTTGGCAATGCCGGGGCGGAGGCGGCCCAGCGTCTACAAGAGGGCATCGCCCGTGCCCAGGAGCAGGCCCGAGCGGGCATCCTCAACAAAGAGGCGTTTGACGCGGAGGTCGCCCGGCAGCAAGAGGTGTTCAACAAGGAAGTCGCTAACCTCGAAAAGACCGACCAGTTGCGGAAGCAGAAGATTCAAGAGAACGCCAAGCTCCGCGAGCAGGCTGAGGCCCAAGCAGTCAAGCAGGCGGAAGAGGCTGTCAAGCAACAGCAGCAGTTGATTCAGCAACAGCAGGCCGAATATGCGAAGCAGCAACAGGCAGTTGCGGCGGAGCAGGCCCGCTTTGCCGAAGAACGTCGCAAGGCCGAAGAAGCCGAGTTCAACCGCCAATCCGAACGCATCCGCGAACTGAACACCCTCGGCTCGCGCACCGTTTCGACCGCCGACATCCGCACGCAGGAGGGGCAGAACCTCGTGCTCGATCTCGCCGCGAACGCGCAAGACCCGGCGTTGATCGAGGCGAGGC